GTACGCCCCAGTAGCTGGGTATAGCTATGCTCGTATAGTGCACGCACATCGCTACCAGATGCCAGGCTGTCTTTAAATGCCCCGGGCGCGAACTGCTCGCGGAACTCATCCCAGATAACTTCTGACAGGCTGCTCCATCGCACGGCATAGCCCACCAGCTTTTTATTACTGGCGGTCAACTCTGAAGTACGGATCTCAAAATCTATTGTTTTCATTATTGGACTCCACAGAGGGCAAAAAGGGACCGGAGCCCCTTAAACTTCAGTTCAGGAACCGGAGCCGGAAAGCTCAAGCACTTTGATGGCGTTGGAGTCCATCACGCCACCACCCAAGTATTTATCGGTATGCACTTTGTAGAATCCCGGCTCGGTGATGTTATCCGGACGGGTGCGCACGCCAGTCGTGTGATCAACAACGTAGTAACCACGCTTGAAGTCACCCACTGCCAGCACCGGCTCGCCCGCTGTCGCATCAGACATAGTTTCGAGGTAGTAAACCGGGCGGCCGAGTAGCGTATCCGGTGAGCCAGCGGTCAGACGGTCACGCCAGACGTAATCCCCGTTGCCGTTCTTGAGTTTCTGCAGCGCCGCGGCGGAATTGGAGTTCATCACCCAGACAGCATTTTTGCGGTACTTCGCTTTCAGCTTGAACAGCAGATCGATCAGCTCATCTGCGGTCGGTGCTGCGCCAGCGGTCACCATCTTCTCCAGCGTGCCGAACGGGCGGATTTTGTCGCTGGTGGCCGCGCGCGGATAGTCGAGGAAGCCGCGGGCTTTTTTGTTGCCATCGCCTTCCAGTAGATCGGTTTCTTCCGTCTCGCTGAAAGCGTCGCTGATTTCAGAGGAGAGCCAGCCCAGAATGTCCACGTCGCTAAAGTCGAGGATCTCTTGGGTGGTTTTAGGGTAGGCATAGATGGGGTAGAGCTTGATTTTCACCTCTTCCAGTTTCGGCGTGCTGGTTTCGGTGCGGACCTGACCTTCTTCACCGTGTTTAACGGTAGCGCCGCCCACGGACACCAGCTTTATATACTCGTTGCTGGAGATAGTTTTGACCGTGGAGATCTGGCGCATCACTGACTCATCGGTCAGCTGGCGCATGATCTCTTTATCCAGCTCAGGGATAACGGTATAGCCACCGTCTGCACCAGTTGCTGTGGTCAGGGCGCGGGTTTCGCCGGTGAGGATATAGTGACGCAGCTCGGCATTGGTGACGCCTTTCCCTTCGACCTTAGTGCCAGGGAGATGGCGCTCTTCATCAGAGACTGCTTCGAGGCGGGAGATCTCAATATCGAGGGCATCGGCGCGGGCGCGTAGTTCGTCAAACTGTTTGCCTTCTTCGTCGTTCAGGCTGCGCTTCTCGCCGTCGGCTTTGTCCAGCAGCGCTCGCATCTGGGTCTTGAGGGTGGTCTTTTCCTGGCGGAGTTCGAGCAATTTTTTCATGAGTGGTTTCCGTAACAATGAACGTTGAGACGTGAAACCAGCACTGGAGGGATGGCCGCCGGGAAACGGAGCGCCTGTCTGAAGAGCGTAGAAAACCAGGCGGCCAGTGGCGGCTCACGTCTGAGTGCCACTCTTTAAGATATACATGAAAAATATAAAGAAAACCCCGCGTAAATAGCGGGGTATGTATGGGTAATAACTAGTAAAAGTAATTTACAAAACTAACCTTTAATCAGTTGCTCGAGGTTATGATCTGGCATCTCGCTACGCAGTCTTTCCAGATACTGGATCAGTAGCGTCAGTTGCTCACCATCAGTAGCCAGAGGCATTCCGCTCAATGAATCAACCAGAAACCCATGTGAATCCACAAAGACTATTGCCTCTTGGTTCAGGGCGTGCTGATATTCAATCAGCCCCATATCCTGAATGCCCTGGCTAATGCCATGAAACTCTCGATGCTTCAAAATCTCGTCTACTGTAATCGGCATAATTTATCCTCATTTTTCACACTTGCCACACTTAGCGCCGCATTTAGCTACCGCCGCGCTATATGCCGCACCTATTTTTAAGAAAACTGCTCCGAAGCCAGTAATGGCGCGGTTTTTGGCGAATGCCGCACTTAGCGCGCATATACAGGGATTAAGTGCGGCATCAGGCCATTTATCGTCTACTGCGCCGCACATGCCGCACATATTGCCGCGTTAATCTACTGTCGCCGGGTAAAGACGATCTCCATCGATGCGGATTCGTTTTTCGCTCTCCAACTTCTCCAGCCACCTTGAGAAAGACTTCCTCACGTTTTCAGCGCCCAGCGTAGCACGCAGATCGTCTTTAACGATGGCAATGGTGCATGGCTCGCCTTTAGCCGTCCTGCTCCTTACGGCCTGCCATAGGGCCTGGTGGTTCTCGGTCAGGCGTGACACGTTCGCCAGCTCAGGCTCTACTTCTTTTGCCTCCCTCGGCACATCTCTGACAACCAGAGAACACACAGCCTCGTCATCCTCATCTTTGTAAAGCTCCGCGGCCCGCAGATCATAGGCCCGGCGTTCTGGCTCCTCCGCATCTTTCATCTTTGTGCAGGACAGGATCAAGGCCATGCCTTCACCTTCACGCTTCACGTTAAACTCAGCGTCCAGCGCTGCGCGGAACGAGCTAGAGCCGCGCGCGCCTTTGGCCTCATCCTTGCCAGAGTGATGCACCACAAGCACCGTAGCGCCGGTCTTCTGCTTGATGATATCGCAGCCCTCGATAAACGCGCCCATATCGCGGGCGTCGTTCTCATCGTTCCCACCAAAGCAGCGCGCCAGCGTATCAATCACCACCATGCGAACAGGAAGCCCACACTCGGCCTCAACCTGCCTGGCTGCCAGCAGCACCTCGTTAACCTCTGACGATCGCACCGGGAACACCGGACGATTTACAAGGTAGAGGTTATCCGCCTGCTGGCCGTGCATCATCTCCCAGGCTTTGACACGTCGTGGTACGCCCACGCCGCCCTCGCCCACCACGTACAGCACAGCGCCGGGCGCTACCTTCTTGCCAGCCCACTCCATGCCGGTGGCGATATGGCAGGCCCACGACACCGCCAGGAAGCTCTTGTAGGAACCACTGGGGCCGTAGATGCTGCATAGCGACTGCGCAGGGAGGAAGTGCTTGATCACAAAATCCTGTCGGGCGTCGTATCCCTCTGATCCGCGAGATAACGGAAGCCGTGTGCGCCGGGACAGTATTTCAGTGGAAGGAAACACGCGCTGTATCCGCTGAGCGTCCGTAAGCCAGGCTTTCAACTCCTCTTCGCCTATCACTTCTTTCAGCGCTTCGCGGCGCAACTCGTTCACCTGCCCGGAATCGCTGCCAAGATAGCCAGCATCGCACAAATCTTCGTAGGTCATACCGTGAAGCTGGGTTAGTTTTGCCACCAGCTTACCGTAGCGCGTGGTTGTGTCTTTGTGCCGGTGGATAGCTTTATCCAGATCGCTACGGGTGTAAGGGCGCCCGTGCGACCAAAGGTAAGAACAGGCGAACAGAGCATCGGACACCACTTCTACTGCCGTCAGTTGAACAGTCATTGTGGAATACCTCCGCTCATCTGGAATTTACCCAGTAAGGGATGGAACCAGTAAGCAGATCCGTACTTACGTTTTGCGCTGCGCAGCACCAGTCGTGCCGCCTCCCGGAATTTCTCATCAGGGGCAATGAAGCCGCCAGATTTCATCTTGACCAGCATTACACCGGTATTCTTCGCCAGTTCTTCAGCCTTTTTCGTTGAGATACCATACTCGGCCGCAAGCGTGGCCACAGGCGTCATGCCCGGGGGAATTTCACCACCGTGGCTATCAGTCAATGTGCGAACCTGTACCTCAAGTTGCAAAACGCGCTCCACCAGCAGATCAACTCGTCTTTCCAGTTCATTAAATTTGACGTTACTGATCATTGCACTACCTCCCCGCGACGCTTTCTAAGGACGTAATTTGCCGTACGGCTGTTTTGTTCAAGTGCCTGAGCCATTCTTGGTAAATGACGTAGCGCATTGCCAAGTAGCATCAAATCACGGCGAGCATCCTCGTCGGCATAGTTTTCAGATTCCGTAGCATCAAGAGTCAAATTACCGATCAGGGTAAGTGCGCTAGTTATGGCGAAAACGCCGTCGCCATATACATCGCTGGAGTCGGTCAGGTCATCATCGGTAAGGCATTCAAAATCAGGAGAATGCCTTACGAGCTGGTGATAGATATCACGCATTGCGCACCTCCACGATAGGCAGGCGAGCAGCCAGAGAAAGGATAAAATGTGGGGCCAGAATGCTACGCGCTTCGCTTTCGCTTACTGCATCAACTGACAGGCGGCACGGCTTGGCTTTTTTATCGTGCCGGTTCAAGGCAAGAAAACGCCATGTATATTTAGGGTGAGATTGGGTATGCTGTTGATCAGCCATAACTGTTACTCCAACTAACGGTTTGGTTAGACGCCCCGGCACTGCGCTAACAGTTCGGGGCGTTGCCTTTTCTATATTCGCCGTGATAACGTACGTACATAACAAAACCCATGGTATGAGGTTACGTACGTACGTGTCAACTATCAAACGAGATAAAACGCCTAAGGGCGATGGCTGGTCTCCTACTTTCCAGATCCGAATTAATCCTGAACTCCGGCAGCAACTAAATGATGCTGCGGAGCGCGAAGGCGTAAGCCTTGGTAATTGGATGAAGGAACTAGCACGCCAGGAGCTGCGTCGGCAAGGCATCGAACCCAAAGGCTGACCGAGTTGCAAATCTGCAACTCCAGATCTCCCCAGTTTTGGGGGGATCTGTTTAGGGGTGTGCGGCATTGCCTCATACCCCAGCCAATGGAGTAAATTTTGGGCATGGCAATCTAACCGCGCCAATGGCGCAGTTCCTGTAATCTCAGGAGCGCTCAGGCTTTGACCTCCAGCATTAACCCTGGTATCCTGGCTTTGCTTAAGTATTTGGTAGTGACAATGGCGGCCCTGCATGGCCGCTTTTGTTTTATGTATCATACCCGCCACCTTATGCCGTCTGAGTACGACGGTTCGCCGCAAGGTAACTATCGAGATCTGCCTTCATATAAATGACCTTGCGCCCGACTTTATGATGGGGAATTTCCACCTTTCCAGTACAAGCCCAATTAGCCAATGTTTGGGCATTCACGCCAAGGTAAGCAGCAGCCTCAGCACGTGTGAGACGTTCAAGAATTTGAGGGGTATTAACTAAACGCATATTTATCACCGTGTATTGCGGTTAACAGTGGGGATAAATATCAATGATTGAGTATCTTATTTTTAGTCCATTAGCATGATGCTTAGGTGTTACTGCTGGCTATGGCGGGGTAGCAACAGGCTATTGTACCCCACTAGCCAGCTACTGGGGGAATACCAACTGAAAAGCAGAGTGTTTTTTTGGCTTTTCCGGGCGTAAACCTGAATCCGATATCCACTTTAAAAGAGAATTACGGCTAACTTTTCCGTAATAATGAGAGCATAGGGCCTCGTGCAAACCTGTCTGGCTGGCACTTGGATATTTTTCCCATGTAGCTTTAATTACAGCCATAACCTCATCATAGAACTGGTGTCTTGGCTTAGAAGCTTTTATCTTATTAACATGTGAAATGATATCTCTCTCAAGTGCTTCACCTATCATGTCTTGGCACATGTCATTAGCAATACGAGCATAAAACTCCATCTTCATTGCATGGCATAATTCATCCATCCCCATGATCTCAAATATTAGAGCAGACCGAAAAAAATGCTCCCCTTCCGTTCCAGACATCGCATTAACTCTAAATCCATTAACTTGCTTCCCATTCGTTCCAGGATAAGGTTCTTCAGTTTCAAATGTGAGCCATAAATTATAATCTTGCTTAGATATAAACTCTATCAACTCATTCACTTTCAAAGATGAAATGTTTTTTAAATCAAGATCCATTGATTCACATATCGAATTCTCACTTAATTTTTCGCACACTGAGGAAATGAAAGAAAACGGTTCATTCACGTCACCAGAAAAAACATAATATGGATTAAAATTAATATTTATTTCCATTTCCGCTATCCTTTACTTTTGCAAGATTAAAAAGTATTGCTCTTTTTTCTGAGTCACTAAGGCTATCAAGTGCAAGTAATAATTTTGCATCTAGAGATTTTTTACTCTCGATAATTCCGGCGTGTTCAAGTATGGCCCTTTCAATTCTTGATGCCGGTTCCAACAGCTCATCTGCACTGAAATGTAGATAGCCTTGGGTAACATCAGCGCTTCTCATAGTTCGGTGGTTAAGGAGGCGTTTCAGAATATAGTTACCGACCCCCACCAGCTCAGCAACAGTGCCAAACGTCCGACGGCCATCGTGCCATTTGAAAGGAATAGGCTTGAGCAGGTCTGGGTTTGGATCTGGCACGGTGGCTGCACTTATGCGGTCGATAATGTGTCTGTATTCCTTAATCACCCCCTTACAGCCAGGAAATACCAGTACCCTATCGCCTGATTTCAGTTTCGCGCGGCGCCGGAATAATTTCACAAGAGTTTCAGTAATGGGCAGTTCAAGCGGATCACCGTTCTTTGTGGTATCTATCCAAAAGTAACGGCCGCCCAGATTAACCCTATCCCAGCTAAGCTCTAAAATCTCAGATTTACGTAATCCGGTAAAAATAGCCATTTCCACAGCATCACATACCGCAGCTGCTATATCATCGCGCCCCTGTTCAGCAATATCTCGTACAGACGATAAAGCGCTAAACCACCTGCCAAGTTCATTGGTACGGATACGTTCAGTCTTCCTGACAGTTCCATGCCATTTGCGCTTTGTACTCAGCACCATTGTTGGCGGGTCTGGAAGGAGCGTTTTTCCTTCATCGTCGCGGTAGTGATCATGCGCGAAGCGGTATATAGCACGCAGCACCCTCGCCCATAGATCGGCCTGTGCTTTACTGCCGGCTCCAACCCCAGCGCGGAGCGTAGACTTATCAGCACCAAACCACACATAACCATCAGTAACGGCTTTGTGTCTGGTTTCCACCCGTTCACGGCTAATAGAGGCGATTGGTTGTTTCATCCAGTCACCAGAGTAATTCTGCAGGATGGAACGATACTGTTTAGCTGTATCGGCGCTTAACCGTTCATCACGGCTTTTGATATAAGTTTCCAGCGCATCAGTAAGCCTAACCAAAGCCCTTTCATTGATGCGCTTTTCGACGTTAGGGTTTCTGCCAGTAGTTGCTACATTCCCCAGCAGTTCGAGAGCCTTTGCCCTAGCATTATCAATAGTAAGATCAGGAAATCGGCCTAAGGTGGCCCGTATGAATTTGCCGTTACGTTTTCTGGAGATACAGAAGCTTTTAGCGCCACTTATCCCTACCCGGAGCCGTAGCCCGTTAACAACGGTGTCCCCATACTCCACCTGACCACTTTCCGCAGGTGGCAGGCTTTCGAGTTTTGCTTTCGTGAATTTGAATGTTTCCACAAACACTCCATACCAAGCGATCAGGGTATCCTGATAATCGCTTATTTTGCTCTAGGATACCTATAGGATACCGCAAGCAAGTATTTTAGAGTATTTATGGTTATTTATACAGTTAGCTAAATACACATAAATTACTGAAATATATACATAAGTATTTTTAAGTAAGAAGTTGCACACTAACTCATAATCGCTTGGTCGCTGGTTCAAGTCCAGCAGGGGCCACCAAATTTCAAGGGCTT